ACCGACGGTTCGGCCGCGCCTGTAATCGCCCTCTGAATTTCCTCAGCGCGCTTGCTTTGCTCACGAACGCCTCGGGGAAGATTGATATCGGGATCGGCCGGCGGCTGTGGCGCGCGGCCCTTGAGTTCTTCAGTCGTCGTTGGCAGTGCCATGGGTCCTCGCTACGAGCGCTTCTCGTAGTTGTTACGCAACTCCAGACACCGTTCGAGCTTTTGGCGAAGTTGCGACCCCAACCACGCGCGTCCCTGAAATCCAAAAATCACACTACTGTCGGCAACGATCAAGTCCGTTTTGTATCTTTCTTCTAGTTGCCGAAACGCTTCTACCAGCTGTTCGAACTGCTCGGGAGCAGTGACTTTGAGGTTCGCCGCCGCCATCACGATGGCGTACATCGGATCACTGGCAGTGCTCAAATCACGCTCTTCTTGGCCATACCCATGATAGAAGGATAGCTCAACGGCGCATTCTGACCAGTCGGCATGGCCGCCGCATACTGGCTCACAGTACGCTCCAGTGGGTCTGTCTTAACCAGACGATTTAGGGCGGCGCGGTTAGGCAACATTGCCGCCGCGCCGCCCTTGCCGCGCTGTTTAAGCACGCCCGGCGTTGGCCGGGGATTGCCGAATTTCATCATTGCGGACAGGTGCAACCCGGCTGTGCTGGCTGCGCGCCGCGATTGCCGTGCATGTGGGTCGACCCACCCTTGGCGAAGCCGTCCTTGTCGCCGCCCGTCGGCTTCGATGAGGACTGGCCAGCCGTCTGGGTGCCGGCGAACGACGTGTTGCTAGCCCCGGACGAGTAGAACCCGACCTGACCGCCAGCCTTTGGCGCGATACCGCGCCGGGGGCCAGAACCTTCCTGTGCTGTCTGGCCGGGCTCCTGCGTTCCCGTGCCGGACCAACCATGCATCGACGTATTGCCGCCCTTGGCCCACTTGCCACCGGGAGGACTTGTCGTAAGGGGCATGCTCTTCATCATAACCTCCTGTTACACCGTACGGTGTAAGCCTAAGCACCAGCCACTCGTCGTCCCACTAAGTTAGTCTGCGGACCCATCGCCTGTGAAGACCGTTGCGGCCCCGGCGCAGGCCCTGACGGCGCAGGCGGACCCTGCGTCCTACTCGGCGGCGGTCCTGCCGCCCGCTGCCCGCCTGCTGACGCCATGGGCGCAGGCGGCTGCATCGTCGCACCGGGCATACCCTGCGATGCCGCCAGCTGCATCGCCAGCTTCTGCTGAGCCTCCATCTCGTCGTCGCTCGGTACGATCTGATCAGGCTCCAACCCGATACCTTGGCTGACCGCACGCAGCACATTGGCGCGGCCCTTGGGCCCGATGATCTGCAGATCGATGGGATTAGCCGTAAGCTGGAGGAACTCCAGCTGCCGCTGACGCATTGTCTCACGCTGCATTGCCACGGTGACACCCTTGGGCACCACCTGCTCCTGTCCAGTCAGCAGTCCTGACGTATCGGTCATCAGCACGAGATCGAGCAAGTCACGCAGCGACGGCGTGATCATGTCGCCGTCGACATTGGCGCACACGGTCTGGAGGATTTTACTGGCGTTGCCCATCAACATGGCCAGACCAGAAGCAGTGCGACCAGCGCCGCCACCCGGAGAATTGCCCGACAAGTACTTGGGGATAGCCGAGACATCGTCGGCCAGACCATAGAAGGCGTTGAACACGCCGAAGAGTTCCTGCGCATTGGACTGTGGCTGGAAGAAATCGACAGCCTTCTCGGTCGAGCCGGCGACCGCTGGATTGGTCGTGTGCCAGCGCTTCCACGGGAACAACTCCTCACCATTCTCCTGCCCCGCAAGCCGGTCGTCATTGACGACCACCTGCGGACCAGACGAGATGGACATGTTGTTGACCACAGCGCGCAGCGTCGCGTTGCAAACCTCCTGAAGATCAGAGATCAAATCAGGTATGCCATTGCCGACCGGCGAGCCCGGTATCTTCTCGAACGACGAGACGTAAAACGGCGCGCGGCGGCGCGGGCTCGGCGACATCTGGACCTTGATCAAATACTGGCCGATCAGCCACGCCTGAACGTGGTAGTCGCGCAGCGGGTCAGGAACCTGCGCTGTGTCGAAGCCGTACTCCAGCAGCATCCGACCCTGTACGTTGCCGTGGAACTCCAACGTCGTGAGCAACTGCGAAAGGTTATAAACCGGGTTCTCCCGGTTCTCCATGATGGCTCGTGGCGCATCGGTGCTATCCCAATTCTCTGTGAGCCCAGCTGAGCCGTAATACATCAGCACGGCACGGATATTCTCGGTGTTGTAGCCCGGCAGGCCAATGAGATCGTTCAAGTCAGTGCGGGTGATCCTGATGCGGTGGATGATCTGAGCGTCCTCGATATGCGACACACCCGGCGTCCACCATACGTCGAATGGCGAGACCCGTTCCCACCAGAGCTTGGCTCGGGTCGTCGGCACCGCTTCGCGCCCTTGCCAATGAATATCCCGCACCATGCGGACCGTCGGACCCTTGAGCACGGCAAACGGATTGCTAGTGATGTCGGTCAGCACCTCGGAGAGCGCGTTGTAGAAATTGCCCTGTTTCAGGATTTCATCGATCTTATCCTCGGCGATCAACGTCTGCTCGTGAGCGAACCGCTTAGCGGCGTCGCGCGCCGCCGACATCAGCTGGAAAATGCGCTTCTGGATTTGATCAGGCGACGGCATCTGGCCGGGCATCGGCGGCTGCCCCGGCGTCATGCCGGTCGGATCGGGGATACCCGGCGCTCCCATCGCCGCCGACTGCGTCTCTGCCGTCACCAGCTGCTCAATGGCCTGCAGCGCTTCCATCTGGATCGGTGGATCATCCGGCTCTTCCAACCCCCAAGATCGGTCAGCTCCGAGATAGACGTCACGGAGAAGCGACGTGGCGCCTCTGCACTTGGCAGCAATCAAGCGTGCATACACCTCGGAGCCGCCGAACCGGCGTATCTCGGCCAGTTTCTGTGGCGAGTACTGGCCCTGTATGGTGCGAAGGCTGTCGAGAAGCCGGTCGGACCAGCCATTCACCGTATTGCGATGGCGAACCATCATGTCCCATTGCTGTCGGATATAACCGGCAAGCCCGACAAACTGGGTCGTGTTAGGCTGGGCAGCCTGTTGCTCCTCAAGCGCGCGTTTCTCGGCTGCCATCAACTCGGCGTTCGAGACCGTGCGCACCAGACCCGGCGACTGGTCAGGCCGGGGCAATGGTATGACTTCGCCTGCCATGACATACTATTAGCAGAAAACATTTCTTCTTGACAGGCCATCCATGGACGTCCTGAACCGCGACCCCGAAGTCCTGTGCTTCCAGCTGGCGCGCGAAATCGCCCGGAACATCATCCCGGTCGACGAGATCAAGGAGCGGCTGCACCTCAGCGAGGAGGATTACCAGCGCCTGATCAAGACCCCGATCTTCGCCATCCGGCTCAAGGAAGAAGTCGACACATGGTCAGCCTCGACCCCCAAGGCGACCAGCGAACGGATCGAGACCAAGCTCGGCACGATGATCGAAGAGAGCATCCCGGAAATCTATGCCCTGATCCACGACAAGCACCAACCGATGAGCGCCAAAATCGCTGCGCTCCAGTGGGCGACAAACATCGCCGGCTTCGGCAAGCGCGACAACGGCCCGGCAGCACTGGGCGAACGGGTCAAGTTCAACATCTACATTGGTGACCAGAAGGTCAGCTTCGACAAGGCACTGGAAGCTCCCGTCATCGAAGGCACGTCGACCCTCGTGAAGGACGTTACGGGTAACCCGTAGCTGACACATGGACGTTAATTACCACGCACCACCTACTGTCTCGGAGCTGATGCGCTCCGACAGCTTCATGCGCCTGATCGCCGGTCCCGTCGGCTCGGGCAAGACCACCGGACTGATATTCGAGCTGCTCCGCCGGTCGCTGATGCAGAGCACATCGCTCGATGGTTACCGCTACACACGCTGGGCCATTCTGCGACAAACCTTACAGCAGCTGAAGCAGACCGTACTGAAGGACATCACGCACTGGTTCTCGGGCATCGCCCGCTGGAAAGTTTCAGAGAGCACCGTGTACTTCAATTTCGGCGACGTAAGATCGGAGTGGATACTCCTGCCGTTGGAAGAGCCCGAGGACCGCCGACGCCTCCTGTCGATGAACCTCACCGGAGCGATGCTGTCGGAATGCATCGAAATCGACTTCGAACTGGTCAACGACGTCTTCGGCCGCGTCGGCCGATACCCCTCGGCCGCTGATGGCGGCGCCACGTGGTACGGGGTCATCGGCGACACCAACATGCCACCCGAGGGTACACCATGGCACGAGGCCATGTCCGACCCGCCCATCGACTGGCAGGTCCTGATCCAGCCCGGCGGTCTAGAGCCCAATGCCGAGAACCTTGAGTGGCTCCTGCAAAACCCCGACACGCTGAAACTCCCGGTCGACGACCCCCTCCGACGCGCGCAGGGGCGCAAGTACTACGAGCGGCTGGCGCGCTCGAACAACGAGAATTGGGTCAAACGCTACGTCCATGCCCAGTACGGACCCGACCCATCCGGCACTGCCGTCTTTGCCGGTGCCTTCCGTCACAGCTTCCACGTTGTCCAAAGCCTCGAACCGATGCCCAACTCGACGATCTACGTCGGTCAGGACTTCGGTCGTGACCCGTGGTCGATCCTCCTGCAGCTCGACTACAAGGGCCGGGTCATCGTCCTGCAGGAGGTACCAGCCGAGGATATCGGGCTGATCACCCATCTCAGGAACAATCTGCGCCCGGTGCTGATGAACCCGCGCTACGCCAACCGGCCAGTGGTCGTGGTCGGCGACCCGGCAGGCGTCGCCAAGTCGCAGTACGACGAGAAAAACGCCTTCGACATCCTGAAGGCCGAAGGCTTCGCCGCCGTGCCGGCCGGCACCAACGATATCGACACACGCCTGCGCTGCGTCGAGCGTTGGCTCCTGCAGCAGCGTGATGGTGCCGGTGCCATTCTGTTCGACCGCAGCCGTTGCCCCAAGCTGGTGATGGGCATGGGCGGCCACTACCGCTACTCCAAGACCCCACTGGATATCTCCAAGCCGCTACCTGACAAGAACCCGTGGAGCCACGTCTGTGACGCCCTGCAGTACGGTTGCCTCGCACTGGAAGGTCACACCGCCAAGGCCATCGCCCGCAAGCTGGCGCCGCGCTCACGCATCATCCGCGCCCCCATGCCGGTCGGAGGGTGGACATGAGCTGGGACACGTGGCTGTGGATCGCCGTGCTGGTGCTGGCGGTCCTCATGATCATGATGCTGCCGGCCTGCGCCTACGACGAGCCCGATTTCAAGCCGTTGATCGACATCAACCATACGCTCAGGATCAACGAGAAGGTGGTGTGTCACGAAACCTATATCCGCATCGGCCTGCCGACGGCAGGCGGGCGCTATGCCGTAATCCTGTTCACCAAGCGTCGCTTCGAGTGTCACCTGCGTAATACCGATGGTTCGGTACGCGAAGACCATTGAAGGGAGACGACCATGACGATGGGTATCCTGTACTGGATTTTGATGCTGCTGTGGCTGCTGAGCGGCCTGTGGCTCTACTGGCCGGCACAACCGGCACAACCGCGCCCGCCCTATCTCGCGCCAGCCAACACGCTTCTGCTGTTCATCTTGTTCCTGCTGCTCGGCTGGAAAGTATTCAGCGCACCCATCCAATAGGAGAACACCATGCAACCCGTTCATTTCTGCGATCTCGTCGTGCGCCCCAGCCTGCGGCTGATCGAGCGCATCACCGGCATCGGGGCCACGCCCGAAGCCGAGGTCATGGTGATGGCCATTGCCGGGCAGGAGAGCGACTGGGACGCCCGCAAGCAGTATGGCGGCCCGGCCCGCAGTTATTGGCAGTTCGAGGAGGGCGGCGGGGTCTACGGTGTCCTCACCCACGCCGCCTCGGCCGGGCCGATCCGCGAGATTTGCCGTGCCATCGACATCGACACCGTCGACACCGGCACGATCTACGAAGCCATGGCATGGTCTTCGTTCCTTGGCTGCAGCATGGCCCGGCTCCTGCTCTACACCGATCCGGCCGCCTTGCCCGCCGTCAACGACGTGTCGGGAAGCTGGGACTACTACCTCAGGAACTGGCGGCCCGGCGCGCCCCATCCCGAGACGTGGCCCGGCGTGCACGGCACTGCCGTTGCCCTGCTGCGCTCGGACTTTCCCGGCGGTACGGACGACGCCCCTCCTCCTCCCCCGCCTCAGTCATCGGCACCACCATCGGGCTAAGGGGAGAATATACGATGACGACACCCCAGCAGCTGGCTGACGAGCTTTACCTCGAACTTAAACCCGGTGCCGAAGATGATTATTTCGAACATTTCGAGGCACACACACCACCGGAGCTATGGCCTTACATGGAACCCTTGATTGCCGGCGGCATCGTCCCCGAGGCGCCGGTCGACGGCAGCCTGTACGTCCGCCAGAACGCCCAATGGGTGGTCATGCCGCAGGCGCCCGGCACCTACAACTGGACCTACTCGGACAACACGAACCCCGATCCCAACTCGGGTCAGCTGCGCTTCAACGAAGTGCCTGCAGTGACCCTGCCGGCAATGACGCCGCTGGCACTGACGGCAGCCTATTTCCATAAGACATCAGGTAACGGCGCCGACACCTCGACGGTGTTTCCCAAGATTTTCACCGCCGGTCGTCACGTCGTGGTGCAGGAGAAGGACGACGCCACCAAGAAGATCGAGTTCGACATCTCGGGGGCGCCGGTCGACAGCGGCACGTTCTGGACGGTGAACATCACGGCGCCAGTCGGCTTCGGCAGCAGCATCGGCAACAATCAGGACGTCATTGTCGGGGTCGTGTAGGGCTAAGACGTCGTGAACACCATGAGAGTGGCCGCATAATCGCGGTTGGCGCCGATAGCATGGTTGTAGTTCTGGTTACCATCGACCGTCGGGGTCTTGTGCTGGGTTTGTATGGACGTCGCCAAGAGCCCCCCAGCGGCGTTGGCGGTGACGAGGCGCGGCGCCGACCACGCCCCGCCGGTCGTGTCGGCATCACCTTGGCTGATGGTGTCGTTTTCTACGGCCAGCAAGCCGACGATGGTCTCGCCCTTGCTCATGACAACTGACCCGCCGTTGAACGACGAGTTGCTCCCGGTCTGACCTGCGCCAACGGTCTTGATGGTCACCGTCTGCGACTGGAACGGCACCATGCGCTTCATCGTCGCCGCCTTGGCCGGCGTCGCCGTGCTGAACCCGATGGTGATCGAGACCGCGTTCATAGCGACGAGGACAGGTGCGGTCCACGCGGTCAAGGTTACACCGTCATTGGGATTACCACCCTGCGTGCGATTGAGGTTGACCTGACGGGTCCACACGTTGCCCGAGGGGTCGGTTATGGTTGGAGCGACCGAACTGACCCCAGCAGGACCGGAATTGTCGGACGCGAGGATCAGCAGCAGCATCTCGCCGACATTGGCGACGACGCCGGGCACGACCAATGTCGTGTCGCCAGCCACGTTGTAGGATTGGACAAAGACGCTGTCGATGGGGGTCAGTGGAACCTTCGGATTGATCGAGCCTTCGACAAGGGGAAGCATCTCGTCCTGCAGCTCGTGCGGCGTTCGCGACAGGATGTACTGGGCGAACGCGATATCGGCACCGGGTTCCAGCTTCAGGAACAAGTCGTTGGCCATCTCAAGCTCGGTTGTCATGGCTCGTCTCCCTGCGGGGCCATATGGACCCTACCACATTTTCATTTGGGCCTGAACAGCTTGCACCAGTACTGGGGATCGATGGCACCCCAGACCTTGCGGCACTGGCCGGGCTTCACGAAATGACGACAGTTCTTGCAACGGTCGTTGCCCATGCCGAGCGAGTAGTCGACCTCGGCTTTCTGTTTCATTTGAAGAGCCATGCCCGCACGGCGCAGTCCTTGGCTTCCAAGAGCTTGCGCAGCGCCACGGTGCGCTCGGGGTTGCGCGGCAGGGTCGCCACGAGTTCCTTGGCAAGTTCGCCGAAGGGCATCGAGACGTCCTGCAGCTGTTGCGGCAGGTGATCGAAGGCGAAGAACTGCAGCATCGGTTCGTCGGTCATGTTACGGGTTCCTCGTAACGCACCTCATGGGGTACTGAGTTGTCTTTTAAGCCGGTCATTCTCGTGCTCCAGCATGACCAGCTCGGCCTCCAGCAGCTGGATGTAGTGCTTGGCCAAGGTGAGCCGGCCGATGGCACCGGCCTTCATCGGGGTCATGCCCGAGGGGCTGACCTGCAGCACCTCGGCGAACTGGTCGAGCCACTCCTTGTGGTTCATCTTGCGCAGCACCTCGTCGGGCGGCGGCGTGACCTTGACCCTCTGGGCCGGTTCGAAGCCGGGCGAGCCGTTGACGATGTCGTTCATGCGCTTGCCTCCGCCCGCAACATGCTGTCGTACCACGCCTGATCGATGACCAGCCAGCGCGGGATGGCGCTGATCTGGATGGCTTTATCGTCGAGCCGCTTCATCAGGTCCACGAGCTGCTGCAGCGGCAGGTCGAACGGCTGCACGGGAATGATCAGCGGAGCCTTGGTGATGATGTGGAAAGTACGGGGCGGCGGTACAATGAGGGTCGCCGCCGCGCCGAACAGGAAGCCGCGCCGCTTCAGGTCAATCTGCAACCCAGCACCTTCTAAGGTGCGCATTGTGTCACCCACACCATGGCGAGTGTGCCCATCCAGCCGATCAAGTTGATCCAGCATAGCAGGGCCCAGCGGGCGGCGTCAGTCATCGAGGACCACCCAGTCGGTCGCCAGCAGGTCCTTCTGAGAACACAGCCACGGGGTCGTGTCGGCCGGGGTGACCATGGCGATGTAGGCGGTCATCGGCAGCCCCTTAGCCATCTTATGGCTCAGGTTCGTCGCCTCGGCGGCGACGTGGATCAGGAAGTTATTGTTGTTGTACCAGCCGGTGCGCCGGACCTTGGCGCCTTCACGAAGGCGCCTGACCGCCCAGCCGATGGTCCCTTCAGCCTGTGTGTTCGCTTCCATCTCCTTGCTCTCCTGCAGTGCGTTGAACCAGTAGGCGATACTGTCGAAACAGTCGTTGTCAGACAACGACGCGTCGTCGAGCGCGGTCATGCGCGTCTCTCCAGAGGGTGCGGCTTGCCGCGCTTGTAGCCTCGCGCGCCTTCACGCGCCACTTTGACCGGGTCGGCCGGATTGGGCGGCCATGGCGGACGGTGGGTCGCCCGCATCGTCCAGCTGGCTGGCTGCGCTGGTTTCTTCTTCATGCCGGCATCTCCCTGTTCTTGGCGCGCTCGCTGCTGCGGCTCCGCCGCTCGCCCTGCTTGTCGAAGTGCCACCTCGGATCAGGAGGAGCAAGCCCAAGAGCTTGCGCTGATGTCCAGCCCCTCTGCAGGCGGCGGTAGGCCGTGAGATAGTCGACGCCGGGATGCTGCCTGAGCGCTTCGGCAAGGGTCATGGTACGCCCACCCAGCTCGATCTGGAAGGTGGCGGCGCGATGGCCGTCGATCAGGCGGTAGGATTTGTCGAGATAGTCCTTCTGCACGCGAGCGACCTGAAGATGAGGGTCGGCAACGTAGCCGGCACCATGAACGATGAATGTGAACTCGTCGCTGTCATGCTTGGGCAGGTCCTTGATGGGCCAGTACGGCAGGTCCTTCTTGGGGGTCCGCGAACGCACGTCGTCGTTGGCCAGCAGCATGTGGCTCATCGAATGAGAGCGCTTCTGCAGGTTCTTGGTCCAGCTGACATAGGCAAAGCGCCGCTTGCGGTTCACGAGGGCAAAGACCCCCGGCTCGGGCGGCACGAGGACAGGCTCACGCATCATCATGATCTCTTACCCCGAAGTATCTCACTGACCCGGCCGTTGCTGACGTCGAGAGCAATGGCAATCTCCTGCTGGCTCATTTCGGTCGTCTCGTGCAGATGCTGGATCACATGACGCACCATGTCAGTCGGCGGCGCCGACCGCCGTCCTCTATGCTGAGGACGATTATGAAGCTCGGAACGCAGCAGCCGAAGACGCCGCAGGACAGCCAGCCAATCAACCCGCACCGCCTCCATGTCGCCAATCAGCTCGTCGAGAAACTCACGCTGCTTGCGTTTCGTGGTCGGCACCATGAAGAAGCTAATTAGGAAGTCTGGAAGGAGCTGTCAAGTAGGGGTTTTGGTAAGTGGGAACTTTTATTTTTTGACTGGGGATTTTTGGTAAGTAAGAAGATCGACGCCAGACCTTGGGTGTTTTTGAAGCGGATAAAACCCCGGCCCGGCCCTGACGCCCCTGTCCATCTGGGCGTAGCCACCTCATTGCGCGCGAGCCTTCGGCCGCCTGAGCCTTCGCCGCCTCGCCGCTCGTTACACCGTACGGTGTAAGCGGACAACCAACGATCTGGTAGGAGCCATGCATTCCGCAGGCTCCACAAACCGCGGCATTACACCGTACGGTGTAAGCCGCAACGAAAGGATCGCCACCATGGCGACAACGTCCACTCGAAGCGTCAAGCGTACCGCCGCCGCCAAGGCAACCAAGGCTGCGAAGGCTGAAAGCGAAAAGCCTGCGAAGCCTACAACCGTCAACGTCAACCATCCCGAAATCGTCGCCGCCGAAAAGTGCATGGCTACGGTGTGGGATAATCAGAGCAAGGCTCGCCTTGCCGAAATTGACGCGGACATGCACACGGCGCACGCCGCCGCAAATGGTGCATTCGACGTCGGCACAACTGATCATATCGTGGCGCTCATCAAGCGGCGGCAGGCCGCACAGAACGCGGCACGGACCAAGCGTGGGCTCGCTGCCATCAACTATCCCGACAAGGTTGCGCCTACCATCGTGACGCGCTTTCGCCGCGTGTACGAGCTTGGCTCGTATCCGTGCTGTGACGCCATCTTCGAGAATTTCAAGTCAATGGAAATCTCGGTACGTGGCGCCTATGCCGTGTGCGTCGCGCTTCGCAATCGCGTCAAGGATGACTTGGATGGCGACGCGACCAAGCTCCGCAAGGCTCCGAGTATTTCGGAGATGACTGCAACTGTGCAAGAGGACATTGACGCAACCAACAATCCCACGCCGGCGAAGCCGGACCCTGACTTCAAAAAGCGCCCGGCCAAGTTTGCCGACAACGTCGAGCAAATGGCGGCGGACATGGAAGCGTTCGCCGAAAAGTACCTCGCCAACGCGAGTTACTTTTCGGATGACAACCGCGCGACATTCGACAAGGCGGTTGCTTCCGTGCGCTCGCTCGCCAGCGCAGCGCAGCGCGCCGACAAGATCAACAAGCTCCTGCATGGCAAGAATAAGAAGGCGCTTACTGCAAAGAAGGCAATAGCTGCATTCGCCGAGATCGAAAAGAACGGCGGCAAGACGAAGGCGGCAAAGGCTGGCGCTACCGTCCACTGACACTCGCGACATGGCGCTTACACCGTACGGTGTAAGCGCCATGCATCTTCCCATCACTCTTTGAGGTACGTGCAATGACAAACAATCTTCCCGCAGAAGTTGTGCCGTTGGATAACGATGCCACGCGCCGCCGCATGTATGGCCAGCTGGCTCGCATGATTTCGGATGCGCGCAAGATCGACAACATGCTCATGGAAATCTATTCGCTCAGAATAAGCGACGAGCGCACCATTTCCGCCGCCACCACTGCATTGGATAACGAGCGGCGTGCGTTGCTCAATAATGCGCGCGGCATGATCGCCGATCTTATGCCGCGTTGGTAGTCAGATACTGGGAGCTGCCCGAAAAGGGCAGCTCCCTTTTTTTATCCAGTCCTGTCCCCGTCTGAATAATTCGGCAGGATTAAATAAACCGTACGGTGTAAATGTCGGGAATTAAATTCGGCAATGGGAATAATTGTTTTGATTTGTTATTGCGCAGTGATGGGGTAGATTTAATTTATTATTGCGTGGGAATTTTCCGCGGCACTCAGAAAAGATATAAAGGGATGACGGCAGGGTAAATACTTAAAGCATTTAAGCAGGCTAAGCATTTATTAAGCATTTTTTTTAGCATTTATTTCTGCAGTGATATCAATGAGTTATCTATTATATACTATAAATACTTAAGAAAAGAAGAAGAAGAGAGCCCCGTGTGCATTTTTGACCCCCCCCACCATGGCGGCAGGGG